CCACCCGCATCAACAACAACTACGTGGATCTCATCATTTGCAGAACCATTAGCCAAAGCATAAGCAGAAGTTCCTGGAGCTGTGTCGAACACATCAGAGAATTCCCAGTGACGAACAATTGCCGCAGCAGCGCCAACAGTAGTAACAGCATCACCCTTATATTTTGCTTCTAGAGTTACTAGTACATCATCTGAAGCTGCATCAGCATCAAGATCAGATGTAGCAGTAGCGATTGATTTAATTTTAATTCTTTGCTTTTCGGCACCGAGTTCTACAATATCACCAACCGCTAGAACGCCAGTGACGGAACCAACATTAGTGTTTAGAAGATTTAATTTGTCACTATTTCTGGCAATTGTATATTCAAAAGTATCAGTGCTTGAGCTGTAGTCAACTGAATCGCGACATACAGAAACACGCAAAGAGTTACCTAGTGCTCCAGCATACTTACCGAAAAAGAAAGAACCGCCAGCTGGTGCTGTTGTTGGCCAGTTAGTGCTATCAGCGCCTTGCTTAAACAAAGTAGCGTCTGATAATACTTGGGCAGAGTTTAACGCACCAGTCGGGGTCTCGCGAACCACATACAGGGCATTACCGTATGATAAAAAGTTTGCTGCTGTGAAGAAATCCTCAGCAGTATTGGTGTTGGGTTTTTGGAAAATGTTTACAAGTCGATCTTCCGAATCTAGTAGTACACGTGTACCAGCTGGACCCCAACGGAATTCGCCTACTAAACCACCTTCAGTGGTTGCTACGGCAGGCACTACCGTTGTGAGATCAATCTCACTTACATTAACTCCAGGACTTACTTGGAAAGGCATTGCTATTCTCCTTAAAAAATAGAGTTTTTATAGTTATTCAACTGATGATATTTATAAAAACACGATGTTTAGTAATTATCAAAGTTCCCATTGGTGACATAATCGCTGTCACCAAAAGGATCTTGCGTAGGATATTCTATAATGTTTTCATCTGGCATTCCGTCATCATGGAATCCAAATGGTAATAAATTGTCCATCATCTCTTTCTCAGATTTCTCTTTGAGCTCAATCAGTGTATTAATGTCTGTAATTTCTTTAAAGTATGCTTGATCAGACAACCAAGCAAATAAAACAAGGCACATGACCAGATCATCATGCGCACCCGACTCAGCTTCAAACGAATTCCTTTTCCTTGAAAATGTAGACAATTCCTTTATCGTTTGAAAATCATTTATTATCAACTGGTCTTGTTCAATTAAAAGTTTTAAAATTGAACAGCCAACCGACTTAACTGTTTTTGTTGTTCTTATACCTTTATCACAACGCTTACTGTATCCAGAAGATATTCTTTTACCAGACCTTCCTGCGCTTTCGGTGAATAATATGTTCTCATACTCAAACTCAAAATGTAGTAATTCTGCAACCTGCTCACCAATATCATTAATTTCTATCAGGGTTGTTGCGTCATTATACGATTTACACGCTCTATATATTACTTCGGCATATTCTGCTGGAGTGATATAGTTATCTCTATACACACAAACTTGCCTATATGGCATTTCGGTTACATCTATAATCTGAAATGCCGAATAATCCAATCCTTTACCACGAGAAACATCGACGACACACGCATACGCTCTACCTTCTGCTTGCCTCTCATACTGCTTCATCGTACCATTATCTATAGCTGGTTCTTTAGTTACCATTGATTTTAGCTTACTACCTTCGATCAATGTACCCGAACTCCCTAGAAATTGACACTCATATTCCTGAGAAAACTTTTCGTAATCAAAGTCCATTGCCTGTAGAGTTTCTAGCTTCCACTTATCATCTCTTCCTGGAACATCCTTCCATAAAACTTCGACAAACTCATAACCATTAGACCCTTCTCTTGCGCCTTCGCATGTTTTGTAAAAGTGGTTCAACCCATTTGGCGTTGACGTCAGTAGAATCTTAGTTGTATCACCAGAAGATATCGTTGGGAATACGGAAGCAAAGAACTCATCCCAGTTCTCAACAAACGCAGTCTCATCAATATACAGGAACGATACAGATTTACCACGAATACCAGATGAAGAAGTCGCAGCAGCAATAATCTTGCAGCCATTCTCGAACTGAACCGAACCTTTGTTCCATTCAACTACACCTTGTTGCATCCACTGCGGTAATGCTTCGTACGCAATCTTAATACGATCAAGAATCTCACGGGCAGCATCACCCTTGTTGGCTAGGAGCGCCACAGTCTTATGCTCTTGGAAAAGAATAAAGTGTAAGATAACCGCCACGGCAGTTGTAGTCTTACCAGCCTGTCTGGAAGTTACAACAGCAGCACGTCTATTATGAGAAATCTTATTAATAATCTCACGCTGATAATCATAAAGATTCATGGGTATCAACCCGTGGTCAACGTGTACTATTTGAATATACTTTTCAGCAAAATAAATCGGGTCTGAGGAACACTTTATAAATTCCTTAACGTGATCATGCTCCCACTGTATCTGAACGCCTTTGCGCTTTAGGAGTTGATTACCGTTGTAAGTTTCACTAGCCACGTGGAACTACACCCTCTTCCCACAATCTTTCTCTATTAGCGAGGTGGGCTTCTTTAATGTCATCTTTACTTTGACCATGATATTCAACAGCATGACCTTCCTCAATCATAACCTTAGTAGCTGGTCGCCATGAATCAGTCTTAGTGCAATACACATCAAAGTCGCCAAGAATGCGACCAAATTTCCCCTTCATGTCCTCCCCAGACTTACTCACTTGCGTTCTAAGGACTGATGTTTTTCCGAGTAACCCTTTGAGTCTTTCCTTCGCAGCTAAACCGAACTTCTTTTCAACCAAGTCGCGAGTTCTAGATTCAGGCGTATCAATCCCCATAACACGAACACGCTCATCGCGCATCCAGACACCAAATCCCAGATCAATATCTACATCGACTGTATCACCGTCAACCACCTTTACCACTTTACATTTATAATCATACATCTTCGACATCGCCTTTAATTAATTTTTGTAACTCAGAAGTGCTTCCTACGAATAATGCGTTAGTCACGCTATTTGGACCTTTCTGCTCATCTTCTTTTCTGAGGGACTTTACTTTCTTTTGTATTTCGAGTAAATCTTTATTAGCATCAACTAGCGTCTTGGTCAACTGCGAAACGACCTCAAACGCTCTTGGGTGCTCACTAGCCTTTGCTAAATGTACTAGTTCGTCAAGGGCAGAACTGCCCTTCTCAATAACATCGTAAAGGTTTTCTCTTGCGTATGTGTAATCTTTTGCTATATCGTCAGGCAGGTCGGTTCTTTCTTCTCGAACGATTGGAGGTCTACTATCATCTACCAACTCAGACTCTACGTCAAATATTTCATTCAAATTGTCTGTTACTATATTTTTCATAATTAATGCTCATATTATTATCTTGTTTCACCGTCGAAAAAGTCTTCACTATCGAACGCAAACCCGTAATCAGAATTAGCTGAAATGCTCCCTGCTGAAACGCTATCGGCTGATATTGAAGTTGGCGATCCATTCGCTAATAGTCCAGGCGTTAATACCAACCGCTTATTTGGACCCTCAGCTGCATTCACCAACGTATCGCCAGAAGGTATATTAAAGTCAACAACAGTTCTTTTAATAGTTCCCTTATTAGAAACTGGACCGAAGATATAACCCTTGACGACAAAGTTAAAAGAGTATATAATAGCTCTGCGGGTTTGAAAATCTGCTTCATATGTATCTTCAATCGTCATGCCTTGAAGTACCGTTGGGATATCATAGTATTGTTCTATCTCTGGAACCAACTTCACGCTATGTGTAAATTCTGGTCTAAAATATGGCAATATCTGCTCAACAACCTGAACCGCATCTTCATTGTTAGCAAACATAGCTGATAACGTAATACTTATATCATAAGGAACAGGCGTGAACTGTGAGCGCATAGTGTTATTACTACCGCCATTAAGAGAAGTATTTCTCTGCATCTTATTAAGAGTTCTGGTGGGAGAATATGCCATATCGGTCACTTCAAAAGACATTCTTGGCAACTGAGTTGCTACTTGTCTATCCAACCCTGGATCTTGATTCAACCTAGCAAGGAACTTTTCTTTTGGACCATATGCTATCGGAACTCTAATCCCCTGTACTCTATTTCCTTGCTTGTCATAACGAACAACATCAATATCGTTAAACATTGAGCCAAACATTATAATATATTTTCGGATTGCTCCGTGATAAAAATGACCGCCAAACATTACCAACTCTCCCCTTCGCTAAATGGGTTCATCTCGCTGAAGTCTATGAAGTCAATAGCACTAGATTTATATTGCTCATTAGTTGCACCTGAATCGCTATCTTCAGGCTTCTTGGCCACTGAAGCTTCGACGGTAATTAAGGAATCGTCTTCAGTATTCAGGGCAGAGCCATCTTCTAGCAATAGTTCCTCTAAGTAATCGCCACCATAAACATCTTCAACCGCATCAATAGCAGCAATGCCAGTGTCAATTCTTTCATGGCTATACTCAAACAACTCGCAACGAAGGTCATATGTCTGCAACGAACCCATCTGATAAAATACAGATTCATGCTCAACAAACTTAACTTCAAACACTTTATTATTTAATGGGAAGTAAATCAAGTCTCCCTCGGCAGGTCGACCAATATCATTAGTGGTATCTTGAGTCGATATTTCTTCACCAAATCTTCTTTGTGATACTGTAAGAACCATTTCGTCACGGATCTCAACATTAAACTTGGAAAGGAAATCTCCCTCACCCTCAAACCCATCAACTGACTTGATATACATTTCTATCATATATGCATGATCAAACTTAGACAAGGTGTCTTCACCAAATACCAAATCTTCAGCGACAAGCGTTCTTGGCATATA